CAAGCTGGCCTACTGGCTGGCCAACCGCATCGACCAGCTGGTGTTCCTGACGCTCTCGGGCGTCAGCTACGCCTACCAGAACAACGGCGCGCCCCGCCCGGCCAACAGCCCGTTCCCGAACCTTGCGTTCGCTCCGGACGTGCATGCGCCGACCAGCAAGCGCCACCTGCGCTGGGATGCCACGCAGGGGCTGGTGCAGGGCGACAACAGCGCGATCGAGCCCGCCGACACCATCGGCTATGCCACGATCGTGGACGCGATGGCCTACGCGAAGGACCACTACCTGCCGCCGCTGATGGCGGGAGGCAAGGAATACTACGTGGGCCTCGTCCGGCCGGGCACGCTGGCGCAGCTCAAGAAGGATCCCGACTTCCAGCGCGCGCTGGTCGGGGCCATGCCGCGCAGCAAGGAACACCCGTGGTTCACCGGCGCCACCGTGACCGTCGACGGCCTCGTGCTGCACGAGCATCGTCTGGTCTACTCCACGCTGGGCGCCGCGAGCGGCATGAAGTGGGGCTCGGACGGCAAGGTCGACGGCACCCGCACGCTGATCTGCGGCGCGCAGGCGCTGGGCATGGCCGATCTGGGCGCCCCGGACTGGGAGGAGAAGAAGTTCGACTACGGCTCCAAGCAGGGCATCAGCGTGGACAAGATGTTCGGCCTGCTCAAGCCGATGTTCTACTCGCTGTACGACCGCTCGGTCGAGGACTTCTCGGTCCTCGCGATCGACCACGCGCTGTAAGGCGCACGCACGGGCCGGGGACTCCCCGGCCCGCGCGGGTAGATCGAACCTCCCGCACCACCTTTTCTCAGGAGCAATCAGATGTCCAAGCTCATCTCCCGGTTGGAGGGCCGCCAGTCCAGCGAGCACGTGTTCGTCGAAATCACGCGCGCGCAGCTGGCCGCCACCCTCGTCGCCAACGGCGGCCTCGGCTACGTGGAGTTCGAGGCGCCGCAGGGTTCCGTGCTGGTGTCCGGCGCGGCCCGCGTGCTGACCGCGTTCGACGGCACCTCGCCGACGCTCGACGTGGGTGATTCGGTCGACGACGACCGCTACACCAGCTCGCCGATCGACCTGACCGCCGCCGCGTCCACCACGTTCACCCCGGACGGCTACCTGTACGGCGCCGGCGGCAACACCAACAAGCTGCGCCTGACCTACTCGGTCAGCGGCAGCCCCACCGCCGCCGGCAGCCTGCTGCTGCACATGGAGTTCCTCAGGCTCCACCGCGAGGACCACACGCAGGGCAACTACAGCGCGCCGTCGGCCCCGCCGAACCCGGGTCCGCACTGACCCTGATCGCCGGCGCGGGGCGACCCGCGCCGGTTCTATCCACTCACGGAGCCCCCCATGGCAAAGGCAACGAAGAAGGCAGCGGTGCGCCGCGCGCCGAACACGCCGCGGCAGACCGCGGCCCAGCAGCTGGCGAACGAGCGCCTGTTCCACTCGATCGACGGCGACGAGATCCGGGTGGCGCACCCGGATGGCACGGTGGTGGTGGTCGGACCGACCCCGCGCGCGCTGCCCAAGAAGATGTGGCGGCTGGCGATTCGCGCCGGCTGCCAGAGCAACACCAGCATCAAGCCGGCGGAGCTGCCGGAGCTGACCGTCGCGGACGATGCGTTCACGCGCAAGCGCCGCATCCGCGAGGTGATCGAGGAGGCGCTGCAGTCCGACGATTCGGATGAACGCTACGCCGACGCCTTCACCGCGCAGGACCGGCCGTCGCTGCAGTGGGTGAGCAAGGCCGCCGGCTTCGGCCTGAGCGCCGACGAGCTGAACGCGGTGTGGGATGAAATCCAGCGCGACCTGCCGTCGGACGACGAAGGCGATGGCGAGGGCGCTGGCGACGACGAAGGCATGGGCGGCGAGTAACCGCCTCAACGGTTGGGGGGCGGGGACGCCGTGGATCTTTCTGAGCTGATTGCGAGGTTTCGAGTCCTCTCAGGAGACCACGGCGTCCCCCCTTTGTGGGACGACGAGGAGGTCACCCGCCTGCTCAACGAGGCCGAGCGCGAGGCCGCCGAGCGCGCCCGGCTGCTGATCGACGACGAGTCGGTCGAAGTCACGCAGATTGCGCTGATGCCCGGCGTCCGCCGCTATCGGCTCCACCCCAAGGTGTTCGACGTGGAGTCCGCATCCATCCAGCGCGCGAACGCGCTGCACGGCGAACGCAAGCCCCTGTGCCGCTCCGACGCGGCCACCATGGGCGACCTGATCGCGCGCCGCCCCAACTTCTCCGGGTGGGCCGACACCTTCGTCGTGCGCGGCCAGCCGTCCGGGGACGGCTTCGAGGGCATGTTCATCGAGCTCGACCGCAAGCCCATGGAGGCTGGCGGCATCCTGTTCCTGTCGACCTACCGCTACCCGCTGGCGGACATGGAGGCGCCGACCGACGAGCCCGAGATCCCGCCACGCGACCATGACGCGCTGGTCCACTGGGCGCTGGCCACCGCCTATTCGACGCGCGACATGGAGGGGTCGGCTTCGGAGCGCGCCGTCACGCACGAGGCCGAGTTCATCAAGCGGTTCGGCGAGCGCGACGACGCGAACGTGCGCCGCAAGAAGGTGCGCCACCGCGCGCCGGTCACCCGTCCGCTGCGGTGGTGACCCATGGCCGCTCGCGACCTCGACCTGAGCAAGATCAGTCAGTTCATCGGCCCGAACAACCGGGACGAGGAGACCGCGGTCGCGCCCAACGTCCTGCGCGAGCTGTCCGACGCCGACCTGACGAAGGCCGGCAAGATCCGGTCCCGGAAGGGCTACACCGAGGCGCTGGTGCCGTGCACGCTGGGGCATAGCCTGTGGGCCGACCACCGCGGACTGTTCCCGTTCGGGCTGTACGTCGACGACGACAGCATGCACGCGCTCAACCCGGACCTGACGACCGAGCTGGTGCGCACCGGCCTGTCGCGCGGGCTGGACGTCAGCTACGCCCGGATCAACGACGCGGTGTTCTGGTCGAACAGCGCCGAGTGCGGCATGGTCACGGACATGGGTGAGGCGATGCCGTGGTCGTGCGAGCACCCGTCCGGGCAACCGGTCCTGACGGCCGTGGAGGGCGCGCTGGGAAAGGGGCAGGTGCAGGTCGCGATCACCTTCGTGGACCGCAGAGGCCGCGAGTCGGGATCCACGGTGGCGGCCACGATCGACCTCGCCGACGGGCAGGGCGTGCAGCTGATCAACCTCCCGCAGCCCAACGACCCGGTCGAGACGCCCTACGTGCGCGTGTACGCTTCCGCCGGCAACGACAGCGTCATGTATCGGGCCATGGACGTGCCGGCTGGGGTCAACAGCGTTTCCGTGCTGCAGAAGCCGGGCGGGCGGAAGCTCGCGACCCAGTTCCTGCGGCCCATGCCGCCCGGCCACATCGTGAGGCTGTGGAACGGACGGCAGCTGGTGGCGCGCGGCCGCTTCTTGCTCTGGTCGCCGGCGCTGCGCTACGGCATGACCCACATCGGGCACATGCACATCGGATTCCGCAAGACGCTGACGCTGCTGGAGCCGATCGAGGAGGGGGACGGCGCCGGGGTCTACGTGTCGGACGGGTCGGGGATCATGTTCATGTCCGGCGCCGACCCGAAGGACTGGCAGCCCAAGCGGGTCAGCGCCTACGGCGCCGTGGCGGGCAGCTCGATGCTGACGCCCGCGTCAGCGTGGGGCATCGAGTCCAAGCAGGACGTGCCGGCGTGGCTGGGCCGGGACGGCCTGTTCACCGTGGGCCTGCCCGGCGGGAACGTGGTCACCTTCAATCAGGCCGACTTCGTCGCCGGGGTGGGTGAGCGCGCGGCGAGCCTGTTCCGCGAAGCCGACGGCCTGATGCAGTTCATCACCGCCCAGCGCGGCGTGCAGCGGCAGCGGATGGGCGTCACCGACGCCGCCATCGCGCGCGTGTACCGGGAAGACGGGACAGTGGCATGACCAGCAAGGAAAAGCGCAAAATCTGCAATGCGTGCCCGAACCGGGTGAGCACCCGGTTCGGGGACAAGTGTGGCGCCTGCGGCTGTCTGGTGGCCGTCAGGATCATGTCGGGGCTCAAGTGCCCTGTGGGGAAATGGTGAAGGAGACAGCCATGATCGACACGAACAAGCACGCGAGGGAGATTGGCCGCCACCTTCGCAATCACCGCTACGAGGCCACTGGGAGCGGCATCCTGATCGACAAGGGCGGCATGAACATGCTCGCCAATGGCGCGTTCAAGGACACGCTCTACCGAGGCGACAGCGCGGACAGCCAGATCAGCGAGAACGTGGTCTGCGACCAGTTCCTGATCCACATGCTCAACGTGCTGTTCAACGGCGCCACGCAGGTCACCCAGTGGTACATCGGCCTGTTTTCCGGCAACGTCACGCCCAACGGCGGGACGTGGACGGGCGCGAACGTGGTCGCCAACGCGACCGAGGTCACCGCCTACCCGGGCACCGACCGACCGACGTTCGACGTCGAGACCACCGCCACCACCTCGCTGAGCAACACCGGCTCGGAGGCGATGTTCGAGTTCAACGCGCCGGTGCCGTTCGTGCGCGGCGCGTTCCTCGTGCAGGCGGCGGCGAAGGGCTCGACGACCGGGATCCTGTGCGCGGCGACGCGCTTCGCGGCTGACCGTGCCGGGCTCGACTCGCCCGACCGGCTGGGCGTGCAGTACATCATCACCGGCGCCGACGCCGGCACGTAAGCTGCGCCGATGTCCGGGACTCGCTACGAGGACTGGCACCACACGCGGTACGAGGGGGATGTCGACGCCGGCAAGGCGTTGCTACCTCTCGGCCGCAAGGTGCTAGGCTTCGCCGTTCAGCAGGCGAAGGTCAACGGCCTGCAGACACACAAGTATGTGCACCGGCTGCCGAACGGCGGCACCATCGTCGGCGAAATCAATGGCGGCATCCCGCGTCTGACGATCAGCGTTCCGCCTTCCGAGCCGTCGCCGCAGCCGCGTCGCCTGCGCGACGGGTTCGTGGTCTGGGCGAAGGACAGCGACCAGCCCGCCGGCATCGACCCGGAGCACCCGCAGCAGATCCTGCGCCCCGAGTGGCGCACGTTCTTCTACGACAGCGACGTCGCCGGATACGAAGGCTTCCCGTTCGACAAGGGCGTGTACGCGCCCGAGTTCCCGCCCGGGCTGCTGTATGCCGGCAACATCGACTGGATGGACAGCGACGGCGTCCGGTTCAGCTGGTATGGGCCCAGCTCGCGCTATTGGTTCGACGACTGGCGGCTGCCGCGTGCGCAGTACGGAAAGTACGTGTTCTGTCTCGGCCGCATCCTGCTGGACGTCGACGCCTACGCCAATTCGCTCGACGAGCCGTTCGGCGAACGCTACGTGCTCGGCGCCGCGCGCGATGGCATGTCCCTGTTGGTGGTGATGGCCGACCTGCCGGCCGAGATCCCGTCCAACCCGCCCGCCTCGCCGAGCGCCGAGCCCGACGGCTGGTCGACCCCGAGCTACCCGACCGAGGACATCCCGGTGGCGGTCCGCCGCTTCACGCTGACGTGGAACCCGGCCGAGCCGCACCCCATGAAATACGGGGTGGGGGGCCACGAGGACGTGTGGGCCGGCATGGTGCCGCGCGGCTGCGCACCATGGTTCTTCGACGCCGAGGCGACGACGGCCGTCACCTACCTGCCACCGGAGTCGGCCGAGTTCACCATGCGGGGTTCGACGACGTTCTACCCGTCGACCTCGAACACCTGCCTGCGGCTGGACGTCGCGTCCGGCAACGTGGGCGCCAGCGACGTCTCGCTCGGCCCCGGCACGGCGGTGGCCCCGATCGCCGAGGAGGCCGGCGAGGTGCTGTCGATCGTGCGCAAGACGCATGCCGGCTACGCGAACGCGCTGTTCTATCGCTTGGACGGGGCTGATTACCTCGCCTTCTCCGTGCGCGCATCGCCGTCGGTGACCCGGTACGATCGCCGCCACATCATCTGGGCGGACCTGCGCGAGCGGATCCTGCTGGTCTGGGCCGACAGCATCGACGCGACCACGGGCTTCCTGTTCGAGGCGTCCATCCGGATCTGCCGCGGCGGCGCCGAGAGCGTGATCTGGGAGGACTCGACCGGCGTGGCGACGATCGGCGCAGGCGACGCGATCCACACCATGCTGGAGGCGTTCGCCGCCCGGGACGTGGCGCCGTCCGGGCTCGCGCACCTCAACGCCTTCGGGGTGATGCTTGGCGGCTGGCCGGGCGGCACCCACAACGCGCAGCTGGCGTTGCTGCAGGCGCACGGCTTCATGCCGTTCCGGAAATCGGATACATTCGGCGAGACCCGGTTCGTGGTCAGCGGCTCCAGCTGGACGAATTTCAGCTCGAAGGCCGGCATCGCCGACGACATCGCGGCGAACACCCACGTCGACCAGCTGGGGCACACGACCCTGCCCGGGTTTGCGACAATCGCCGAGCACAGCGTTTTCAGCTACCCGATGAACGTGGGGATCAACGGCCGCCGGGTGGTGCTGTCGCATGCCACGAACGGCGACCTCGCCGAGCTTACCGGGGTCGCTGGCGTGGACACCACGGAAGCGGGGATACTTGGCAACGACGCGACCTACCACCCGATCTGGCCACTCGGCCAGATGCCGCAGGAGCCATAGATGACCGTCATGCTCTCAACCGGCTATGTCGAGAAGCGAAACGGGAGCCAGTCCTTCGGGTCGCTGTTCAACGGCGGCTGCATCGAGGTGCGCACCGGCACGCAGCCCGCGAACGCCGACATGCCGGTCACCGGCGACCTGATCGCGCGCATCACCCGCAACGGCAGCGCATGGACGCCCGGCAGCCCCACCGCGGGCCTGCGCTTCGACGTCAGCGGCCGGCAGGTGTTCAAACGCCCGACCGACGACTGGCGTCTCGTCGGGATCGCCGAGGGCACTGCCGGCTGGATCCGGCTCGTGGGGCCAGAGGTGGACGCCGGCGGCGCGAGCGTGACCCTGCCGCGGATCGACGGCGCAGTCGCGGAAATCGGGCAGACCGTCGATGCCCAGCTGTTCCTGCCCACCCTCGAGATCACCGACACCACGCTGATCGACATCAACTACTGGTGGTTCGCTACACCACCCCTGTCCGGAGAATGACCATGCGCGCGACCCCCGAATTGGCCGAGGCGATGCTGGCCGCCCTGAAAGGCGAGCTGGACGACGGCTTCATCTACATTTTCTCCGGCCCGGTGCCCGAGCTGCCCGGAGACGCGCTGGACATGGTCTCCGACCACACCCAGCTCGCGATGCTGTCCAAGGACGGCGACGGCTCAACCGGCCTGACCTTCGAGGCGCCGGTCGACCATTCGATTTCCAAGACCGCGGCCGAGTCGTGGCGCGGGCTGGTGGCGTTCGATGGCGCGGAGGACAGCGAGACCACGCTGACGCCGACGTTCTTCCGCTTCTGCCCGGCCGGCGACGACGGCCGCAGCGCCTCGGACACGCCGCGCCTGCAGGGCACCGTGGGAGGCCCCAACTCGAACGCCGACTTCTGGCTCGCCAGTGACACGCTGACCGCCAACGGCAGCAACGAGACCGGCGCCGCCGGCTTCAACTTCTCGCTGACTTCGAACGCCTGATGCTCACCAAGCAGCCCCTGCGCGAGTTCGTGATGGGCACCCCGGGCCGGCCCGGGGTGCCCGAGCGGACGGTGTGCACGCCGCCATACTCCCCGCCGCCGCCGCGCGGAATTTCTGGTGGTGGTAGTGGCGGCGGTGGTGGTGGGGGCAGTCAGGTGTGCACGAGCAGCTGCATGGTGCTGGGGACCGATCCGGAGACCGGCGGGCCCATGTACCTGTGCGGTGTGCCTGTCTGCCGCCCGGGGTGACCGATGGCCGTTCGTCAAGCCTCCGCTGGGATCAGCCGCTGGTATTCCGCCGACGGGACCAGCTGGGGGACCAGTCGCAACACGGACACCGGGCTGAACCTGTGGCGCATCGGCACGCCTGACGACCTGCGCGCGCTGGCCGGGCTCGCCATCCGCGGCTGGGAGATCCGCGGGCGCGTGAATGGACCGATCCGCCGGGCGATCGAGCTGGCCGCGCTGCAGGGGTGCGCATACCCGCAGCCCAAGCAGCTGATCACGCCGGCGGACCGGGACATCGAAATGGTGCGGGCGGCAACGTCCATCCCGATCGGCGCCATCCCGACCTTCGGCGACATCGACGTGGTCGGAAGCCCGGAATGGGCCGGGCTGTTCACCTCGAATTTCGTCACCCGGCGCGAGAGCGACGACATTCCCTATCCGACCATGGGCCAGTTCACCCTGCTGGTCAGCCCCAAGCCGCGATGGAGGGTGTCGGCACCGCAGCGGATCAGCGTCGGGGAGGAGGTGGTCGTACAGGTGGCCGTCGACTATGCCGACGGGGAGAAAGTCGTCGGCCTGCAGCTGGAGGTGTCCGCTGGCGCGGGCACCGAGGTGCGTGGCACGAGTGGAGGATGGGGGTCGACCGGCCGCGCGTACACCAACGCTTCCGGGGTCGCGACCTTCCGTGTGCGCGGCGTGCAGCCCGTTGTGAGCCGGTTCCATCTGTACCCGGTTCCGCTGGTCAACCTGCGCGCGTCGCTGTTCGAGCCAACGCTCCCCGGGTCGTTCGACATGGTGATCGACCCGATTCCTACCGCGCCGCAGCCAGACACCTGCGTCACCTACCCGGCGATTCCCGGCGTGCCGGCGGTCCCGAGCAGCATCCGGGTCACGCCAGTGCGCGAGTGGAACGCAGGCGCGAACAGTGTCGATGAGCTGGATGGCGACGTGAGCCTGCGGTTCCAAACCGCTCATGCGATCGGCGTTGTGCTGGGCCTGACCCAGAACCGCGACATCGAGGCTGTCGGAAGCATCGAGCGCATCACGCACGGAATCTACTTCCATGCCACCGCGTCCGGGCAATTCGTCTATCGCGTGATGGAGTCCGGAAAGCTGGTCACGCCGGCCGCGCAACACGTCGCGAGCGACGAGTTCGAGGTGCGTCGCGTCGGAACCGCGGTGCTCTACTTCCGCAACGGGGAGCAGTTCTACCAGTC